GAGGACAAGGTAAATGATTAGTCAGTTTAAATCCAAAGTAGGTGCATTAGCACAAAAGTTTGGAAGATTTGGTAAACAAAAAACTTTAAAGATGAAAGCAAAAGATGCTTTAGCTAAAACCAAAAAATTTGCAAAAAAAAATAAAAAATCTATTATTATTGGTACAACTGGATTAGGAACAGGATATTTATTAGGAAAATCAAATGGCCAAAAAAAATAAAATAGAACAATTAGCAGATGATTTAATGAGCTTATCTCCACAAGAGTCAGAACAATTAGCTATTGTAATTAAAGCTAAGATGATGCCTGAAGTAGAGAAACAAGCTCAAGGATTACTAGAACCAAATCAACAAACAGCTCAAATGGGTCAAAGACAAGCTCCTATTATGCAACCTGGTACAGCTAGAAATATGGCAGCACAAGGATTGTTGAGATCATGACAAAAAAACGTAGTTTAGAAAACTTGTTTGATCAACTAAAAGAGCTTAAACTAGAAGAAGAAGAAATCTTAAGAGAAATAGAAGATATTATCTTTGGAGATTCTGATAACTTTGATAACTACGATGATGAGGAGGACATATAATGCCACAAGTAGGAAAAAAGAAATTTGCATACAGTAAAAAAGGTAAAGCTGCTGCAAAAAAATACGCTAAAAAAAAAGGTATGAAAGTTAAATCTAAATACTAATGGCCAAAAAAGCAAAATTAGGTACAGGAACTAGATTTAAAAAGCTGACTGCCAAGCTAAAAAAGCAAGGCGTAAAAAATCCAAAAGCATTAGCTGCTGCTATTGGTAGAAAAAAATACGGAAAGAAAAAATTTCAACAACTTGCAGCTAAAGGTAGACGTAAATGATAAAAAAAATAAAACAAAAAATATGCGAAATCATTTGTAACTTATTTGGTATTACACCTTGTATATGTGAACATGATTGTAACTGTAAGAAAGGTAAATAATGTTAAAAGGAAAACAAAATAGATTACCAGCAGCACTAAAACAAAAGATTATTGCTGCTAAAAAGAAAAAAATGAAGAAAGCGAAAAAGAAATAATGGCAAAAGATTTGGTTAAATATAATAGAACAGAAGCTATTGGCAGACAGATTAAAGGTATTGGTAAAAAAATTGTAAAGAAAGTACCAGGCCAATATAAGTTTTTAGGTAAAACTGCTAAAGGTGCAGCTAAACTTGCTGGAGCTGCTATTAAAAATCCATTAACAACTGCTGCTGTTGCAGGAGCTGCATATGCTATGGGAGCTTCATCTAGAAGATATGCTAAAGCACCTAAGTTTGGTGAAGATAGAGATTTAAATACAAAATTAATTAGACGAGGAATATAGTGTCAGAAGAAAAAACACGTGGTGGTAAAAGAGAAGGAGCTGGTAGACCAAAAGGTTCTTCTTTTAGAAAAAAATGGAAAGACTTTCAGGAGCTTTCTATTAAATATCAAACATCACCTTTAGACTACTTGCTTTCTGTATTAAATCATCCTATGAGTAGTCCAGAAAGAAAACTTTACGCAGCAGAGAAAGCAGCACCTTACATACATGGAAAAGCACCAACAATCCAACGAATCGAAACAAGTCCAATCAAAGTCAATATCAAGTGGGAAGAATAAGTCAGTAGACATAACTATTCCCTACAAGCCAAGACCCCTTCAAAAAGAAGTCCATAAAAATTTAAAACGATTTAACGTACTAGTTTGTCATAGACGATTTGGCAAATCTGTATTAGCAATCAATGAACTTATTTCACATGCAGCAAATAATGAAAGACAAAAGTTTGCATATATTGCACCTACATACAGACAAGGTAAAGCTATTGCTTGGGATCTATTAAAACAATATTCAAAACCTCTTATGCAGCTTGGAGGACAAAGAAACGAGTCAGAACTTAAAATAGATCTTTGGAACGAATCTAAAATACAAATCTTTGGAGCAGATCATGCAGACTCATTAAGGGGTATGGGATTTAATGGTGTTGTTATGGATGAGTATGCAATCATGGCACCAAGAACCTGGACAGAAATTATTAGACCAGCTATTGCAGATACAATGGGTTTTGTAATTTTTATTGGAACACCTATGGGTCATAATCAATTCTGGGAAGTATATGATTATGCACAAAGAGGTGATCCTAATTGGTTTGCAGCTATGTATAGAGCAAGTGAAACTAATGTTATTCCTAATGAAGAACTTAGACATGCTCGATCTATAATGACAGAAGAACAATATAACCAAGAATTTGAATGTTCTTTTACAGCAGCAGTATCAGGATCATATTATGGCAAATTAATGACAACTGCAGATAATGAAAAACGTATAGGTGAAGTACCTGTAGATGAAAACGTAGGTGTAGAAACATGGTGGGATTTAGGTATTGGAGATAGTACAGCTATATGGTTTGTACAAAGAATAGGTGAAGAACTGCATATTATAGATTATTATGAAAATAGTGGCGAAAGTCTTATGCATTATGCAGATGTTTTACATAATAAAGATTATGCATATGAAAGACATATCGCACCACATGATATACAAGCTAGAGAGTTAGGCACAGGTAAATCACGTTTAGAAGTTGCTAATGATTTAGGTATTGACTTTGAGGTAGCTCCTAAATTAGAAGTAGATCATGGTATCGAATCTGTTAGAAATATGTTACCATATTGTTGGTTTGACAGAGAAAAATGCAAACTAGGGATTGATGCTCTGCGTCAATATCGAAAACAATGGGATGAGAAAAACCAGGTATTTAAATCAAAACCTTTACATGATTGGTGTTCTCATGCTGCCGATGCTTTTAGATATGGATGCGTACATGATCCTGTAATTACAACTAATTGGGATAAACCAATATACGTAGACACTAAATTTATAGTATGATCGATTATTTTAAAAATAGAAGAAAAAACTACGAAAAAAAATTTTCAAAATGGATGAGTGGAAAAAAAGATCCATCTTTTTTAGATAAATTATCAATGAGATCTCCTTATGGTTTAATGTATCATACAGGAAAACCTTTAAAAGATAAAAATAAAACAAAAAAATTAAAAAAATTTAAATCCGATATGGAAGGTTTAGCAGAAAAAAAATGGATAAATAAATATTTATGAAAACTGAACAAGAAATTTTATCAATATTAAATAGAGAAATCAGAGCATCATCAGGTTACATTGGTGGTGAAATTGTTTCTAGAAGAAAACGATCATTAGAATATTATCTTGGTAAACCTTTTGGTAATGAACAAGAAGGTAGATCACAAGTTATCTCTACTGATGTATCTGATACGATTGAAGGATTAATGCCTTCATTAATGAGAATATTTACTGCAAGTGATAATGTATTTGAATGTGAACCAGTTGGAGCAGAAGATGAAGAAGCTGCTAAACAAGCAACTGATTATTTAAATTATATTTTCTATAAACAAAATTCTGGATTTACAGCTTTGTATACTGCATTTAAAGATGCATTAATTCAAAAAAATGGAATCTTAAAAGTATTTTGGGATGAGTCTGAAAAAACTCATAGAGAAGAATATAGAAAATTAACTGACGATGAATTTATAGATCTTACTAAAGATCCAGAAGTAAATGTTTCTAATCATACAGAATACGAAGAAGAATTAAAAGATGATCAAGGTGAAGTTTTAGATACAATTAAATATCATGATTGTGTTATTCATAAAACTTCTAAGTATGGAAAAGTAAATATTGAACCAATACCACCTGAAGAATTTTTAATTGAACGTAGAGCTAAGTCTATTGAAGATGCAAACTTTATTGCACATAGAACTAATATGACAAGAACTCAATTAATTGAAATGGGTTATGATGAAGAAACTGTAAACAATCTTCCTATTGGTGATACAAATTATTATTTAGAAGATAGACATATTAGATTTCAAGATACAGATTTTTCTGCACCACAAGATAGAGGTGACGATAGTACTGATGAAGTTTTAATTCACGAATGTTATGCAAGAATAGATATTAATGGAGATGGTAAATCAGAATTAATTAAAGCATGTATTGCTGGAGATAGTGCATATAAAGTTTTAGGTATTGAAGAAATTGATTCAATGCCATTTATTTCTGTAACACCAATTATGATGCCACATAGATTTTATGGCAGATCAGTTTCAGAATTAGTTGAAGATATACAATTAATTAAATCTACTGTTATGAGACAAATGTTAGACAACATGTATCTAACAAACAATAACAGAGTTGCAATACAAGATGGTCAAGTTGCTATGGATGATTTATTAACTAATAGACCAGGTGGAATTGTAAGAACAAAACAACCGCCATCAAATGTTATTCTTCCATTACAATCTCAACCAATTACAGATCAAGCATCAGGTATGCTTTCATATTTAGATGCAGTTAAAGAAT